CCGCAGGTAACTACACTAAACCTACCATGCGTAAGAACTTGTTTAACAAGATCAAAGCAGGTACTAAGGGCGGTAAGGCTGGTCAATGGTCTGCAAGGAAAGCTCAGATGTTAGCCAAGCAATACAAAGCAGCAGGTGGAGGCTACAAGTAATGGCCTTAAAGAAATCACAGAAGAGTCTGAAGAAGTGGACTAAAGAAGAATGGGGTACTAAGTCAGGTAAGAATAGTACTCAAGGTAAGAAGGCTACTTGTGAACGCTACCTACCTAAGAAGGCAAGGAAAGCATTATCTTCTAAAGAGTATGCAAAGACAAGCAGGAAGAAATGTAAAGACACTAAGGCTGGCAAGCAAGTATCTAGGCAGCCTAAGAAGATAGCTAAGAAGACAGCTAAATATCGTAAATAATTAAGAGGCTATAATGGGACTTGAAACGGCAACATACATAACTGACTTAGTGTCAAGTAATCCACTAGGGACTGACAGCAAGGCTCAGGGAGATAATCATATACGTCTTCTTAAGAGTGTATTGCAAACTCAGTTTTCTGATCTTGGTTCAGCAGCAGTTACAACTACAGCCGCTGAGCTTAATATACTTGATGGCGCTACTGTAACCACAGACGAGCTTAATACACTTGATGGTGTTACGGCTACAGCAGCAGAGTTAAATAAGCTAGATGGTTGTACTTCATCTACAGCAGAGTTAAACCTATTAACTGGTGTTAGTAATATTTATGATCTAGTTTATCCTGTTGGTTGCTTGTTTGAAACTACCAATTCTGCTAACCCATCAACATACTTCACTGGTACTACTTGGGTTGCCTATGGTACTGGTAGAGTAACTGTAGGTTATAACGCAGCTGATAGTGACTTTGATAATATTAATGACACTGGCGGTGCTAAGACTGTATCGTTAACTAAATCTCAAATGCCATCACACTATCACACTACCTTACATGGTGGTTCTTCTGGCAGCTCTCGCCCTTCAGGATGGACTGCTGTACAGAACAATATAGGGCCGGGAACCTTTGGTGGCGGTACGGACGATGATGGCTGGAGTACGTCTAGGAGTAAATCAGAAGGTAGCGGCAGCGCTCACGAGAACATGCCTCCATACTGTGTTGTATATCGCTGGAAAAGGACTGGTTAATTATGCCATATAAGAAGGTAGAAATATCAAGACCGCGAGGGGTTAACATTGACCTGTCTCCGTATGAGCTACCTAATGAGATATGGAGTTCAGTAAGTAATATTGACTTTGATAACCACCGAACCAACAGAGCATTAGGATATGAGGCAGTCTTTGTAACCCCTGCCGTTACGCCTATTATTGCTGTGCCTTGGACAGACTATACTGCTCCTTATTGGTTCTATGCTAGTGAAGATAAGATATATAGGACAGATGGCAACACTAATACTAATGTAACTAGGCAGACAGCTGGTTCAGACGTAGACTACACTGGTGACTATGAAGATGGATGGACTTCCTCTATCTTTAATGGCGCTTTGATAATGAACAACAGACAGGACGCTCCTCAGTTTTATAGCCCAGCGTCTAGCAAGATGGCAGACTTGACAGCATGGCCTACAGGTTGGACTACAGGTGTTGTGCGTCCGTTTAAGAACTACTTGATTGCTTTAGATGTGGTTAATAATACTGGAGAAGCTTTCCCTTCAATGGTTAAGTGGAGTGATACAGCTCCTCTAGGTGGTATACCTGCTTCATGGGATGCGGTAGACCCAGCGGTACAGGCTGGTTACAACATCCTACCAGATACAGCAGGTCGGTGTATTGATGGGCTTGCGCTCAACGATACGTTCTTTATTTACAAAAGTGACGCAGTATGGGCTATGCAGTTCATAGGCGGTAACTTTATATTCTCATTCAGGAAAGTGTTTAGTGATGATACGGGTATTCTTTCTCGTGATTGTGTTACTGAGTTTGACGGCAAGCACTTTGTCGTAGGTGTCAGTGATGTTTATGTACATGATGGTACTTCTAAGAAGTCTGTCATAACCAGCAAGATGTCTAAGGCTCTGTACACCCAGATTAATCCTGATCATGTAGACAAGGTTAAGTGTGTCGCTGACGTACCTCGTAAAGAGATTTGGGTTTACTTCCCTACACAGGATAGTGCTAATGGTGCTGCCAACAAAGCATTGGTGTGGAACTGGGAAGTTGATGCATGGTCAGAGAGAGACATTGTAGGTGTTTCTTACATTACTACTGGTGTGATAGCTGACGAAACAACTGACCCTTCTACTTGGGACAATGACTCTGGTTACTGGGACACTGACTCAACCCCGTGGGGAGAAGAACGATTTAACCCATCAAACAAGTCTTTGTTTATTGTTGGGTACGATACTCCTAAGTTTTACAAAGGTAATACAGGGCTGTCTGTCAACAGTTCCGTTACTTACATCTCTAAAGCTGAGAGAGAAGGTATTGACTTTGGCGATGACAAGGGAGTCAAGTATGTTAACGCTATCTATCCGCACTTCACAGGTGAGGGTGATGTAAACATATATGTGGGTTCAGAGAACAGACAGGGAGAAGGTGTGTCGTGGTCTGATCCGCATCCTTTTGTAATAGGTCAAGACTACAAAGCTAACTTCCGTAAGAGTGGTAGGTATATAGGCGTTAGGTTTGAATCAGCTAGTGATGATGTATGGGCTTTAACTGGATACAGCATTGAGTATAGCCATGAGGGTATGGAATGAGACTTGAGTATGTTCCGCTGCCTCCTCCACAGGATATGGAAGCGTACCCTGTATATATAAACAATGAGCTACAGCGTATCGCTAGGTTCATTGGTGGTATTAGCGAGATACATGAGACAGGTATGTTCCTAGCTACGGCAGGGGCTACTATGGCGCTTAGCACTACTCCGACTACTATCACAGCGTATGACACTGTACGTGCAGATGAAGAAGGTATGACGGCTAGTCACTCAGCAGGTACTATTACTTTCCTGTCTGACAGTAAGTATACGTTAACCTTCAGTGCTAATGTTAAACGTCATGGTGGTGGTAGCTCTGCTGCTGTTATTGGATTGTACCTTAATGGTACGTTAATATCAGGGACGCAACATACTATAGACTTTAGCGGGTCGCAGTACTTGCCTATTAGCTTTAGTTCTAATGGTACAGTGAATGCAGGACAGGCCATCACAGTTAAGATGTCACTAGCGTCAGGCACTACTGATGTAACCTTTGACACTTTAGACTTGAATGTAACAGGTAAAGCAATTGACGTATAAGATCACACGAGTAACTGAAATGGACGAGCTTATCAATAACAAAGATAAGATAAAGAAGTGCTTAGATAAAGTCTTAGCAAAAGTACCTGAATTTAAAGCTTCGGATATATTGACTAGGGTTATTAAAGGCGATAGCCAAATGTGGCTTGTAGAAGAAGAAGATAATATAGATGGCGTTGTTGTGACTAACCTAATTAAATACCCCGCAACTCAGAGATTGCTTATACATCTATGTGGTGGTCAGAATATTAGAGATTGGATTGCACTGTATATGCAAACTATTGAAGAATGGTCTAAGTCAAAAGGATTAGATGGAATTGAGATACAAGGTAGGAAAGGATGGCTTAAACTGCTTCCTGATTATTCTTGTAACAGAGTATTTATGATTAAGGAGTTTTAAGATGGGTGATTTCTTTGGCGGTGGTGGAAGCACAACAACTACAGAAAGCGAACAGGATACTAGATTAAGCGAAGAGCTTAGAGCTTCTAGTGTTACTGGTTTAGAAGGTGCAGAGAATCTGTACAACGCAGGTACTGAAGGTATTTATCAAGGGACACAGCTTGCTGATGAAGACCCCTTAATAGGAGCGGCTCAATATGGTTTGCTTGATCTGTATAGCCCTACAGGTAATCTTACTAATTTGATTAATACTCAGCAGGGTCAGCTTCAGAACATGCTGATGTCTGGTGACCTTGAGAATAACTCTATCTTCCAACAACAGATGGCAGATATATTAGACGAGGCTGGTGTTCAGTTTGGCAGACAGGCTGTACCTTTAATGCAAAGAGCATCGGCTGCGGGTCAGTATGGTGGCAGTGAAGGTATGGAAGGTCTTGGCTTGCTAGGTGGTGAGATTGATCGTAACACTCAACAAGCCTTAACCAAAGCAGCGTTAGGACAGCAGCAGATTGCATTACAAGCCCAAGGGTTACTGCCTATGGCGTTGCAGGTCGGTGAGAGAGGCTTTGATGTTATGGGTCAGATAGGTGGTCAACGTGGTACTAGATCGCAGCAAGAGTTGATGAATCAAATTGGTATGTTCAACGCTCCTCGTGACGCTACTCTTAAGAATCTATCAGACTTCTATGCCTTCTTAGGAGCTAACCCACTAGGGAAAGAATCTAGCATGACTGGTACTGAGACACAAACCACTGAGAACGCTAGTGATCCATTCAGTGCGATTCTAGGCGCTGGCTTAGCTATCGCAGGAATGCCTGTGGCAGGTGTAGGTGGTAGCTCTGGCGGTAGTGTAGGCGGTAACTTTATTAGCAAGTTTATTAGTTAAGGATCAATAATGAGTACATATAAGATTAAGAGCGGTGATACTCTAGGCGCTATCGCTAAAAGAACAGGAACATCTGTAGCAGAGTTAGCTAGGCTTAACAACATTACTGATGTAAATAAGATAAGGGCTGGTGATAGTTTAATTACAGGGGCACAAGAGGCTTTTAAGCCGCCTCCCTTAGTACCTGTCTTTACTCCTCCTGCTGCTGGAGATCAAGACACTAAGCTTCCTATAGGTGGTATGTTCTATAGACCTCCATCTGATCCAGAAGCTATGGCAGATGCTGGTGCTGGTTTTGGTATGCTAGGTGATGCTTTCTCAACAGTAGTGAATGCATTTGGTTCTGGCTTTGGAGGTGGTGGTAGGACTTCTGAGAATATGAAAGGAGCTACAACAGGACGAGCGCCTACGAATCAAGTCACTGCTAATTTGTTAGACTTCTTTAATCCTTTTCAAGGAGATAAGACAGAGGCTGATTATAACGAAGATGCTTTGGAGGGTATCAGATACGCTGCTCTTAATGCGTATAATCAAGGCCGTTCTAACATTGATTATGGTGATTACAATCTAAATGAGTCTAATGTACGCGCTCAAGCAGGAATGTCAGGGCAGCGGGGAAGGGATAGCTTGATTAAAAGGGCTATACTTGGCGATCTTAGTCCTACAGAGCAAGCAGCCTTCTCAATAGGAGGCGGTGGCGTTCATGTTGAAAACGGAAACTTGTATGCTACAGATATATATGACTATGGTAAAGTTGATCCGGTAGCAGGTCAAGAGCAAGATCTCTACTCTAAGGTACGTAATCTTCTTTCGTATATTCCGGGCAACGAATACAAAACTAAGATAAATCTAGGAAGCCTTCAGTCTTTAGGGTTGCCAGATACTAGGATGGCTTCAGCAACTAATCTTCCAATATTTAGTGGAGGCGGGTAATACACAATGAATAAAGATGATGCAGTAATCCAGTTTCTAATGCAGCAAGAAGGCTTTAAAACTAGAACATATCTACCAAAGAAGAATGGTCTTGTTATTGGCAAGTCTGGTTTAACCTTTGGCGGTGGTATTGACATTGGTCAGATGGACTTGAGAGAGTACAAGGCGTTGGGGCTACCTGATGCTTTAGAGTCTGCTATGCTTCCTTACGTAGGTAAGCAGGGTGATGATGCTCTAGCTATTGAGTATGAGCTGGGACACTTTGACATCCCCGCTGAGATAGCTATGAACATTACTCGTAGACATATCGAGAAGTCTAAGCAGAAGCTACGCAATGCATTCCCTAAGTTTGATTCACTAGCACCACAACAACAGGCAGTGGCTCTATCGCTGCTGCATAACTATGGTGCTGCTGCTCTTAAGTACAAGACAATGAAGGCAGTTATCAGCGGTGACTTGCAGACAGCTATCACTAAGCTACGTGACCCTGACGAGTGGAAGAATGTCGAGCTACATCCTAGACGTAACAGAGAAGCAGACTTGCTGGAGTCTTTGCTGGTATCTCAAATGAAACAAATGCAACAGCAGCAAGTTAATATGTTTAACAAGGTGGGTGTATAATGGCAGTTCCTATATTTCAAATACCGAATCCTCCTGCGTCAGCTTTTGCACCTACGCAAGAGCAGCTATATGGTGGCGTACAGGATAAGACTTTATCAGATGCAGCTATGACAGCTCTTAGCTTATATCCAGCAGCACGATTAGGAGGTGCAGCAATACGCAATGCTCCTAAGCTAACGCCATACCTAGAAAGGTTAATGAAGATGGCTGGGTATAGCCGTAAATACGATCCGCTTAAGCGTGGTGCTGGTGGACGTATGATGCCTCGTGATCCTAAAGACTTTGTAGGTATTAACCCTAACAGAGCAGCCGTTACATCTGGCCTAGCTGCCCTTGGTATTGGCGCTTTAAGCGGTGATGACGCTCCTGCTGGAGGTGGCTCTGCTCCTCTTATTACTGATGGTACTACTCCAATAACTCAAGAGCAGATTGATCAGGGATACAGAGCGCCTGTCGAAGACAAGTCTATGACTACGGCTGCTATCGATGTTAACGCAGAGAAGCTAAAGGCAGACAGAGACGATGACACTAACTGGTTTGATGCATTGAACGAGCGTGTTGACTTGATGGCTATGGGTGCAGCTATGTTGGCTGGCTCAGGTTCTGGTATGGGTACTGCTGCTAACTTAGGTAGAGGCTTACAGGCAGGTATTGCACTTATTT